CGCCCTTGCGGACGAACGCGCTGCGCGTCGGCTTCTGGATTGCCGCCCACACGTCGTCCAGGTGCTCGCGAACCCACTCTCCGAAGGTGTCGAGCATTTGCCGCTGCCACTCGGCGAGACGGTGAGTCCCGCGCGATAGCAAATCTCGGCCGACCGTGGTCAGGTCCGCAAAGTCCTGGGTGCTGAACTCGAAAGATTGCTCGCCCTTCTCGCTTTCGAGGAATTCTTTCGCGCGGAATTTCAGCCGGGATTTCGCGCCGGCGACTTCTTCGGCGGATGGCGCCGTGAATGCAGGCTTCTCCGAAAAGGAGCCGCGCTCCCCGTAACGTTTCTTGGCCCGTGGCCAGGCCCGCATCAACTCTCCGGAACTCGCGTCCGGAAACTCCCGCTGCATCGCCCGCTTCCACGCGCTGAAGGGCTGGCCTTCCTCGACTAGTTGCGAGCCGTGCTCAACCAGCGAATCAAACCGCTTGACAGCCGCTTCCCGACGCGCTATCAGTGGAGGTAGTCCCTCAGGTACTGGAGGAGTCGTTCCAGTGGCCCCTTCCCGGGGTATCCGAGGCGTCAATCCTCCCTCGGCTGCTGAGGGTCGTGGTTCCCCAGGTGCTGGAGAAGCCGTTCCAGCGGCCCCTGAGGGGGCATCCGAGACGCTCACTGATCCCTCGGCTGCTGGGGACCGCCCTTTGTATTCGTCAACAGCGGTTACAACCCATCGCTTGCGATCCTTTCCATACCTCGGGTCGACAGCTACCATGTGGCCATCGGGCGCCAAGTAATACCGTCTTCCGCGCTCTTCGAACACTTTCCCCGAGGCATTGGCAGCGTCAATCGTCTGCTGGATCTTTCCGAGCATCTCCGGGTGTTTCGCTTCAACGTGAGCGAGTCCTGCTCCGCTCCTCCACTCCGGCGGACCCTCGCCGGCGAAGTGCCACACCAGATCGATCGCATGTTGCCGGCGGTGATCGTATAGTGCGCCTGGGGCTTCCCCGGCGCGCACATCTCGGAGCTTTTTTGTCGCTCCGGATTCGTCTCTCCAGTAGCCCCGGAATACCGGTCCATGGTCGCTGAATTCATCCGCCCCCAACGGCTTCAGGATGTTCTGGGCTTCGTTCCACACCTTCTGGGCCATCAGTCGCGCCTTCGGCCCGTATTCCTTTGCCAAGCGCGTTCCCAGATCTTCGAGCTTCAGTCCTCCGCGGGCGATGTCACCAGTGATCGCCTGCGCCATGTCCCGAATCGTTTTCGGGTTCAGGAATTCATTCATGGAGACACTCGCGCCGCTCGCCACTCCGCGCGCGCGCAAGCGCTCCGATGCCTCCTTGCCCCCCGCGTCCAGGCTTTCCAACAGCCCCGCCGGCTTTACTGGCGCCTGCGGCGCTTCGGCTGGCACCGACTGTTTGCCGCGCGCCAGATCCGCCTTGGCGGACACTGGGGCTTGCGCGGCGGTACGTTCTCTCCCGCCGAGGTACATGCTGACTTGCTCTGGCGTACCCTTGCTCTGCAAGTCCGCGATCATCTCGCCGCGGGATACGGTTTCACCGCCGTACTTCACGGGTTCAGAGAGATAGTCCTGTACGGTTGCTTTTGATGCGGGCTTCGTCCCCTCCCGCTTCTCAGTGATCGCTTGAATGAGGTTTGCTTTCGCGCCCTTGCCGTGAAATTGGGTTGGGTCAAGCCCTTCTTTGCGGGCGATAACCTTCAGTTGCAGAACGTTGCGTTTCGACAGATCCTCTGCGACCGCGTCCCCAGCCGTAGCCCGAACCATTCCCCGCCCGGTTTGTTCCACGGGGAACGTTGGCGTCTCAGAAATTGCACCTGTCTCGGAAGCGCGCGCTGCTGGTTCAGTTGTCCGATTTCCTCGGACACCTGCCGTCTTGCCCTGTACCGCGTGCGCGCCGGCCGCCAGCCCAAAGAGAAGCTGAACGCCCTTGCGCGTGGCTATCTCGGCCATCACTGCGTCGTCGCCCGTCTCTTTGGCCTCGGCCCACTCGGGGTCTTCGTGCAACGCCTCGGTGAGCATCTGGGTAGCGAAGCCGCCAGAGAAAGCCTGAGCCGCTCCCGGAATGGCTCGGGCTGCTGCGGTTCCACCCAATAGCACCGCGTTCTCCAGAGTCGTCAAGCCGCCGGCGGCTTCGAGAATGGCCCGATGCGGGCCTCGAGTGTCTCCCGCGAACACCTCTGGCCGCACGAGCGGAGTCTGCCCGAGCGGGATACGGTTCTTGTCCACCGCCGCGAGGTTTGGATCCGCCGGCGCCGGCGTCGTGGCCCGTGAAAGCAATGTTTCCCCGCTTCCCACGCCCCCGTACCAGAACTCCGTGAGCATCCGGCCTACCCGGTCGATCACGTCTTCGTCCGGCATCCGACCAATGCGCTGCTCTCCCGGCCTCGCAGGCGTGGTGATCTGGCGCAGCGGGTCGCGGTATGGAGTCGTCGAGACAACGCCGCCGATCGTCCGCCGCGGCTCGACGGGCGGCGCTGCAGGTTCTGCAGTCAGCAACTGCGGTCCGGTGAGCGCGGGCTTGGCTACCGGCTGCTCCGGCGTGTCTGCAACGAAGCTTTTGGGCGTTTTCGGTGTTTCGTCCGGAATGAAACTGGAGGGAGTCGCCACAGCCTCTCCTTACAGGCGCTGCATCGTCTTCTCGTCGAACTCGGCAGCGTCGATGGTGCCGGTCCTGCCGTCGGGCAGCTTTACCCGGATGCGGCCCTCGGGCTTCTCTTGCTTGGCGAATTCCCCGGTCTCGTACTGCTTCCGAATGCTCTTCTGCTGACCCGCCAGCGCCGTGGTCTTTTTCGCGGCTTCATCCAGGCGGCGCTTCAGCGACTTGCGCCACAACTCGTTCATGACCTTTTCTTTGCCGTCGTCGGGGTCGATGAACGTGTCTTTGTCTCCGGCTTCAAGAGCAAGTTTGTAGCCCTTGATGGCGCTCCAGTGCTCCTGCTCTTCTGCCTGCAGCTTGTCGTGCTTCTCCATCGCTTTGTCGAAGCGATTCTGCTGGTAGCGGTAATTCACGCCTTTCTGTCCTGGAGTCAGTTGCTGCCCTTGCCTCCTCGCTCCCGCCGAAATCCCCGCTGCCTTGATCCGCGTCTTGTTGGCTTCCTCGGCCCGCTTGTTGGCTGCGATCCAGCCGGCCGCGGCGATGGCCTCGCGCGATGCCCGGTTGCGTTCGCTCTCCTGGCTCTGCCACGCGCGCTGCGATTCGGCTCTTTCCTGCTGCCCACGCTGGTTCACGATGTTGTCGAGCACCGTTGCCGCCTGCTCGGGCAGGTAGCGCCCAGGCATCCCCGGAATGTCCACCCCGAACTCGCCCAGCATCTCTCTGCGCAGGCCGATGGCCTTGCCGATATCGGCCTGGTTCATTGCCTGGGCTTCGGCCAGCCGCTGTTTCAGCGCGCGGCCGAATTGCTCCTCGGGCGTCATCAGCTCCCGTTCGAGAATCTGGCCGCCGCGGGTCTTGTACTTCACGTGACGCGAGGCGTCGGGCTTGCGGCGATACTCCATCCCTGGCGCCCTTATGCCGCCGATCTCCGGGCCTTCGGGAGTGATGTCTCCCACCGTTCCAACCTCGATCGGCCGGCTCGCCGATTCGAGCATTAAGCGGGTCTTCAGGTCGTCTACTTCGGCCTGGCGTTCCTGATCCTGCAAGCCAGCCAGCGCTTGGCGGATTCTGACTCCGCCCATCATGCCTTCGATCAAGGGACTTGCATATCCAGCCATGGCCACTCCCTAAAACAACTTTTTGAATCCCGGAACCCCGCCGATTCCCGTGAATAGCCCCAGCCCACCCAGAATCGTGTTCCACGGACTCGTGCTGGTTTCCCCGGTGCTGGTCGATCCGAAGTCCATCCTCAGGAGCTGCTCAGCGAGCGAAGCCCCGCCCATCTGCGCCTGGAGGCCCATGCCCGCCAAGTCGCCCTCCAGCCCTGAGAGCGAGGACAGCCGGCCCATCTCGGCTTCGCGCATGGCCCGGCCGAACTTGCCCGAGCGCGCCCCGCCGAAGGACATCAACTTGTCGGCCAGGCGCTGCGGAACGCCCGAGTAGGCCGCGTTGATCTGGTTACGCCCCGCCGTGCGCAGCGGCGCCAGCATCGCCGAGGGATCCTGCATCAGGCTTGATGCGAACCCCGACAGTGGGTCGAGCATCGCCTGCTGCTGCGGCAACAAGTTGCGGCTGGTCGTTTGCGTCGTTTTGCTTCCTAAGCCCATTCCAGTCCTCCAGAGTCAGCCCCATCACCGCCTGATCCACCGGCTTTCCGCCCCGCAGCGTCTGCCCGCGCTGGACACCTTCATTGCGAAATCCGAACCGGCGCGCCGCGCTGCGCAATGAGTCGTTATCGGTGAACGGAAACGCCGAGATCTTGATGAATCCGGATGCGAATATCTCCGCGATCGCATGCCGTGCCGCGGGAACGGTAATTGCCGGGCCCCAGAACGTGCGCTTGAAGATCACATGCAGGATCCCGGCCGCCGGCGAAGTCGGCTCGAACACGATCACCCCGCCCAGATCCTCGCCCTGGTAGACCGCCCAGGATCGTTTCGGTCGTGCTCGCCAGTCGGCGACGAACTCCTCAATGGTCTTGGGTGCAAAGTCGTCGCACACCCGCTCCCGGAACTGCTGCATCCAGACCCAGATCCTGGGGACTGAGGACTCCGGGAACGGCGAAATCACGCGAATATCCACGCCCTGTAATTGCCGGGAAGAGGGCCTGAGGTTAAGTTCGCGCGCTGGAGCGAGCACAGCTACAGGTGCGGGACGCGCCCTTCGTCGCGCTCGGTGTCGGCCGCGAGGATGCGCAGATCGATCATTGCGTTACTCTAGATGCTGTATTCTCATGGGATACGATCTCGAAGAGACCGGCAGGGAAATACTATGCTCATCAAGGCCCTCGTTTCGACTTTCTGTCTCGGGACCGCGTTTTTGATCATGATGTCGTTCCGGACCCCGCGAAGGTTGATAGGATATGCTCTCGGTCGCACCTCGTCCTGTACCCTGGGCGAGGTCCTTTCGGCTCCCGATGAGCGCGCCCGTTATCGTCGCGCGGAAATGATGGTCCGCCGAGCCGGGAAAGCATTGCGGGTCGATGATGGCCTGGAGTTCTGGCCGACTGAGCAAGGGCCGTACTGGATACTGCCGGGCAACGCGAAAATGTTGTATTCTATGCTCCTCGAAGAAGAGGAACACATTTATTCGAACCAGGGAGCCGACGTGAAAGCCGGCGATATCGTGCTCGACTGTGGAGCCAATATCGGTACCTTTAGCTGCATTGCGCTCCGGAAGGGTGCCAGCCTCGTAGTCGCCATCGAGCCCGTGCCGGAGAACCTGAAGTGCCTGCGACGCAATTTGGATTCGGCGGTTGTAACCGGCAGGACCATCATTTATCCGAAGGGCGTCTGGGATAAGGACGACTGGCTCACGATCACCACTGAACCTGACAATAGCCCTGCCGACAGTTTCGTGCTGCGACGTTCCGGCCGGCAAATCCGGCTCCCGCTCACGACCATTGACCACATTGTCACGGAGCTGCATCTGCCGCGTGTGGACTTCATTAAGATGGACATCGAAGGCTCGGAGCGCAACGCGTTGGCCGGCGCGAAGGAGACGCTCGCCCGCTTCCGCCCGCGCATGGCTATCTGTGTCTACCATTTGCCCGATGATCCTGTTGCCATCCCTGGTGTCGTCGCAGCGGCTAACCCCTCCTATCACACCGATCGCCCCTCTTGTGTAGAGCTGAGGGATGGGACGGTTCGCAGACATATACAGTACTTCCACTAAGAGAAACGTCGGAACCATGCGCAAGCCGTCATAGAAGCATATGTGGCATTGTCGGTGTTCGCGAGGGGCCCGATCTGATCTGGCGCGCCTGAGAACCATGCGCCCAGCGTCAACGTTTGAAGCCAATGCCTGCCATCGTTCGATAAGTAAAACTCTAGATTTCCCGCGCCATCGCGCGTCATTCGGACATACATATACACGCCGGACTGGGCCAACGTGCTGATCGTTGATTGAAAGCTGGTCAGACTAGTCCATCTCCCTAGCCGAAAGCTGTTCCCTCCTGAGTAATAGAACTCGATAGATGCGATTCTCCCCGTGGAAGTCTCGCGGAGCGCCAATCCGTTGTTGCGATAGTTCGCCAACGCGCCGCTGACCGCCATCTTGGCGCGGAATTCCCATGAGCCTGCAGGTAGCGTCTGCACCAGGATCCGGACTTGATTGCCACTGCTGGCCGGCGCAGTCAGCTCTAGTTGCCCGTTTTGCACGACCGCTGTAGCTCCGCCCTGATTCACCCATGACCACTTCGGATCGAGGGAAACCCCCTCGAATTCGTCGTCCATTGGGTCCGGGGTCTCAGGCGGTTCGTCGACCGCGCTCCCCCCGCTCCCTCCACCGATCAAAGAAGCGAGCTTCCCGGAGTCTATCAGTGATCCCGAGATATTGAACATCGGAACTTTTCCGGCGTCCACACTGCCGCCCGCATACATCTGGAACTTCTCGCCCTCACCGTGGCGCGCGGCCGCGCGTATCTGATCGAAATCAATATTGCCTCGCTGCGTCATGCGTGTCCCTCCACTACCGCAGTGCCTGTGACCACGCCTTCGCGGCCACCGATCCAATCCAATTCGGGCGCCGTGCCCGGGCGGCATGCGAGCACCAAGTCCATCCTATCCGGCTGGCCCGCCATCGCCATAGCGTGTTCCATTTCGGAGAGCACTCGATTCCACAAATAATGCTCCGCAATCCTACCTATGAACGGACCGACACCGTACTGGGTCTGAGTGCCCAGGCGATTGCCGACCGTCAATTCACCTTTCTGCGCTGAATAGCCCGTGGGATTGTACGGATATGTCCATGCGCCCACCGTCGTGAGTATCACGCCATCTCCGACGTAGAGATACACCGTCTTCGTCGCAGCGTCACGCGAGCAGCCGATGTATCTCCAAGCGCCTGTCGGCATGCCGACGCTAAAGGTGTGTGGATTATTTTGACTGGGCGAAGCGGAGTCGTGAATATATATGATGTCCCAGTCTCCATCCGAGCCTCCGATCTCCAGATTGTACGGACAGCCGGCGCCGGCGTGAATCGGCTCTCCGGTGTATCCATACAACATGAGCGTTCCGCCTGCATTAGCCGGCAACCAACACCAAATGCCGATGGCCAGGTCTCCGGTGATATCGAATGCGTCATCGTGGCCCCAGGAAATCTGATCATCGGTACCGTCGAACTGGCGGGCATTGCCGCGCGCTATACCGGAAGCTCCCTGGCCCACGACGTACCAACAATAGTGCTCATCGCCCGGCCGCGGGGCCACGGCATAGCTGAGTGTGCGGCCGCTGATCGTGACATCCGAACCTGGCACCTGAATCACGCCATTCAGATTCAGTAAAAACCACAGCTTTGGTTCGGGCACATAGGATAGATCGAAGTCCGTGTTGGAGCCATTGATCACGCCTTGTGGGGTCTCGTCAATGAATAGCGGTGCCGCACTTCCGCCAGCCCCGTACATTGAGAGCGTGATCCATTGCGGCGCTCCTTCCGGGGCCTGCCCCACGATGAGCGTATAAGACCGAGTGGCCATGCCTGCAGGATCGGCCGAGTCTGTCACTCGCACCGTGAAGCTGAATGATCCCGCGCCCCCGAGCGGCGTGCCGGAGAGCATACCCTGCTGATTGATCGTCAGCCCCGGTGGCAGTGACCCGTCCAAAACGCTGAACACGTAAGGCTTGGTGCCTCCGCTGGCCGCGATAGTGGCGGAATAGAATTGGCCCAATTGCGCGCTGGGCAGAGTCAAAGTGACAATTTGCAGCGCCCCCGGCCCGACTGTTCCCCCTGGAATTTCGTCTCCGTCATCATAGATGAAGATTGACAGGGACCTTTCCCCGGTGGCTACCACCGCATCAGTCGCCCGCACAATGAACGCGAACGAACCTTTTACGGCCGGAGTTCCGACGATTGTACCTGTCGGCGAGAGCGTCAAACCGCCAGGCAGAGCGCCTGAGGCAACTGTCCAGGTATAGGGCGGCGTTCCTCCGGTGGCTGTGACGGCATTCGCATACGGTATTCCCACATAGCCGACAGGCAGAGATGGCGTGATAACCAGCACTTGCGCACCGGTGAGCACTGCGATCGACAGAGCCTTGGTATCCACGGCGCCGCGGCTGTCGGTGCATTGCGCCGTGAAGGTGAATACGCCTGCCTGCACCGGTGTGCCGGAAATCGTCCCATCCTGGCGCAGAGTCATGCCGGGAGGCAAGGCCCCCGCGGCCACTGACCAGCTGTAGGGCATTATCCCGCCTGAGGCGTTGAGCGAGACCCAGGATTGGTACGGCCGGTTAATCTGCGCATTCGGGAGTGCAGTAGTGGTGATGGTCAGCACGTCCGCCGCAGTGACCGCCAACTCGAAGTTCTTGGCAACTGCCTTACCTATTCCCTGATCGCGCGCAGTAATCGTGAAATTGAAGGAGCCAGTCTCCTCTGGATGCCCGGAGATCATCCCGGGGCCTGCCTGGCCGATACTTAAGCCGGCAGGTAGCCGGCCAGCGATCAACGTAAAGCTATACGGCCCCACGCCGCCGGTTACTGTTAAATGCTGCCAATACATCCAGCCCAGCGTGGCATTGGGCAGCGGACTGGCCGTCTCGAACACCAGCGCAGTCGAACTCGCGCTGATGTCGGTGACTTCATATCCCAGTTGGGATCTGTCCCAATTGCCGCCGGTCTTGGCAATCAACTTGAACACAACCGTCTCACCCGGAACTACCGCCACTGCTCCGGCATCGTAGAGTCCGCTATAAGACTGAAGGAGCTTCCCGGTCGCGTCGTAGACATAGAGCACGTCGCCGGTACCGAAGCCCAACCATATCTGCCCGAAAGTGACTCTCAGGCTGGCAGCCCCGGGGATGGTGTACGACTGCGTATTGATCGTGCCGGGTTCGTATCCGTCGATGCTAGGCAACGGCATTCGCGCCTCCAATCCAGCACGCTTTCACCTGCGAGAGTACGATCTCTGGCTGGCCGTCGATGTTCTCTCCCTCCGCGGCCTTGATGGTCACCGTATTACTGTCCAGGGAGGATTTCTTCACCGCGAGGACGGCACCTTTCACTGCGGAGAACGGAAGCAATCGGAAGACGACCGGCCCCGCGCTCGTGTCCACGAGGATCACGGCCAGGCGCTCGCCGGGCCGCTGCTCGGAGTCCTGCGCGATCGTGCGCCAAGCGATGCTCATACCCTGGCTTGCGCTCGCATTCACAACAGTCGTTCGGGTAACGACCGTCTCGCCCCCGGCAGCGCGCCTGAGCCGGTCGTTGATGAGTGGAATTAGGGCTGCCAGATCCCGCACGTCCTGCGGGATGTCAATATGCGCTCCGGTGTTCGATTTGGGCGTTCTCATTCGGCGGCATCCACGGGAAGTTCTACCCAAGCCCATTCGGGAGGGGTGGGAAGCATCTGGATCGGATACCACGCCCAGGCCGACTGAGTACCCAAAGGCTTGGCGTAGACTGACCCCTGGAGCAGCATCGTGATCACGTTGCTGCCAGGCGTGAGCTTGCATTGCAGCGTCTGCCCCCGGCAGGTTCCCGGTAAACGGAAATTGAATGGCCTCCGCCCGGTCGTGGCAGTAAGCGCGAATTCCTCCCGCTCGGCGAGCGCGTAGCCGGGGGTTTCCGTGAAGATCTCGAGTGCTGCGGCGCCGCTCGATTCCGCCAGTAGCTCAATCTCACGGAACAGCCACAACCGCTCCGCGCCCTGCCCCAAGGTCATCGGCTGCGTAAGCCACACCTCAGCCTGTGAACCATCGAGATACACGCCAATAGGAAGTGCGCGGATTCTCAGCGCGTGGACGGAGAGCGCTTGATTCGCGGTCAGCACTAACCGTCCGCGGCGCCCGTAATAGCCCGTGGCCCCGATCGGCACTTGGATAGTCCTGCGGTTCGCGCCCGGCGAAAACGTGCCGGTATCGCGCTGTGTGATGACTCCGCTGGGGAGGTCCGTATAAAACGTCCAGGTGATCGTGCCGGCGCACTCCACGTCCAGCTCGAACCGGTCCATGAGCTTCGCGTGTTCAATGCCAAGATCGAACACACCAGTGTCGAACGTCATCCCCTGGCGAGCCAACGCGTAGTAGTGGATATACACTCCGACAATTGTCACCGTGGAGGAAGCGTTACCTGCAATGCGCACGGCTATGTTGGTGGCTTTGTGCCCCTTCCCATCGATGCCCAGTTTGAACCGCGCTTTAGTGCGCGTGCCGGAATTCAGCGTGCCCACCGAGACTTCGTTGCCGTGATCGTAGAGCACGCTCACATTGAGTGTCGCCGGAGTCTCGCCAGATTCGGCCGTGCGGTAGTCGATCACCAGGTCGGCGTACATTTTGGGGTTGTCGGGCAGATCCTGGTCGTCGTAACCTGACTGCCATACTAGCGGAATCGCGGATTCACCGTCCTGAAGCCCGCGCTCACTCTCGTACACCGAACTGCCCACGGCGTAGAGTAACGGGAAGTTGCCGCCCTGATGCCCGAACGCTGAAATACCTAAGCCCGCTGCAAGGCTGAAATGCGACCACCGCCCGGCCGTAGTTTCGTACACCAGCACCTCGTTCCAAGTGCTCGTGCCCTTGCGCGGATAGCTTAAATACACTCGGCCCGGCTCGCAGCCCATCACGGAATTCTGATTCCACGCCTTGTCCATCGGCGGAACAAGGATCAGCGAGCCCCCTGACGTTTTCCCGATTTCGGTGTAGTGCTCCTGGAAGATCGGGTCGATTTTGTGCGAGACCTTCTCAGAGGTGTCGCCGTTGAAGCGGTACACTCCATCGGCGGCCAGATAGTAATCCTCCGTGCCGGCCGAGACTACGGCCCTTGGGCCTCCCATAATGGCTACAGCCGCGTTCGTGCGCTCCGGGTCGTTCTCGTCAGGATCGCCGAGCAAACGCCAGATTGAGCGGCGCTTGTAGATCATCAGCATGCGCCCGTGGTGCGTTACGGAGGCGATCTCTTCGTCGTCGTCGCCCACGTCCACCCAGTTACCTTCGAAGTCGTCATCGGAGCCGGGGAAATACCAAGGGCGCGCGGTGGGCGTCCACCAGATGCGGTTCGGATGATCGGCTGAATGATAGGCAATCAGCTTGCCGTAGTAAGGTCCGACTAAGCCTATCGCCGCCGGCGGCGGGTCGTGGTCGAACTCCAATTCAATGTCGATGGCTTGGGCCTCCGAGTCACTCATCACGTCCCAGAACTCGGCATCCGAGCCGCCGAGCGAGGCGATACGCAACGCCTGGGTGACGCCGCCGCCAATGCGGTAAATGTGGCGCGTCGTGATTCCCTCGGGGGCCGGAGGGAGATCGGTCAATTCGGCCATCTGGTTGTCGCAGGTGACGGTATTCGATGCGGGCGAGGGGCTCGATTCGTGGCCAAATACATCTGAAAAAGTGATGTAATACGTGTACTCGCCCTTGAGTGGACCGCCAATTGTGGCTGCCACTGTGGCGGAGTAGGCGGGGGCTGCTGTTCCCCAGGCCGACATGGAGCCTGCGACCTTCGCGCGGCGGTTGGCGTTCATGACCCAGACAAAGCCCATGTAGGCCGCCATGCCTATGGGATTTCCATCCAGATCGGAGGCAAGTTCGGTTTCCCATGCCGTGCCCCGAAGCAATTTCGTTCCAACTCCGGCATAGCGGTCATTTCCTGCCACGAACAGCGTGTGAACCGTGCCAGAGAGCGCGGCCTCGAGATCCGCGCCCCGCCGCGAGCGCAACTGGCCAAACTGGTCCACGCGCCAGTTCTCAAGCGCCAGCGAATCGCCCTCGGGCGTCATGTCCGCTGGAGCCAACAGGTTCAGCGAGCCCGCCAGGATGCGCTTGCGCTGTTTCCGGTAAGCCATCTACAGCGCCTCCCCCCAATACGCCTGCGCCGCCTGCTCGCACAACCCCGCCATTTGCCCGGCCCAGGCCGCAACCTCGGGCATTGCCGCTTTCGATTCCTTGCTGCGAGCGGATTCCAGCATCCGGAACGTCAGATACTCCCGCACGGCTTCGGGAGCGGAGAAGGCCGGGGAAGCTTCAGTCACTGTGGCGAGATACTGCCGGTGAATCACCGCGATATTGCCGCTTGCTCCTACGGCCAGTTTCGGGTAAAGCGTCAGTTGCTCGCAGCCGGCGCCGTCCTGCACGTAGTGAGTTGGTTCCTCGTCTTCGGTCGCGGGCCAGACGTCATCCAGAGCTTCCAGGTCCTGGATTGCCGCAGGTTGGAGCGCCCGGCCGCCGAGCGAGACGTGCACCGTCGAGATGTGCCGCGTGGGGAGACTATAGGTTGCCGTGCCCGGGATGATGGCAGTTGCGGCATCCCGCTCCACGAACAGTCCTACGGATCGCGCCAAGCGTTTCACTGCTTCGTCCGCGTAGCCGTAAAGCTCCGTTTTGGTCCAGAAGGTGAGATCCGCGATCGCAACGGTATTGAGCGCCGGAAGCAGTTCGGCAATCACGGTTGCGGCGTTCACGTTCATTTCAGACCCTTGAGCATCGTGGAAATGTCGAACCGCTCCAGCTCTGGCGGTTCCCGGTCATAACCCCGGGCCCGATTTCGCGCCCTCATGTAGTTGGCCCGGGACTGCACCGCGTCCATGAATCTGTCGAGCATCGGCAGTACCTTAGCGAATTCCTGTCCGCCCTCCTTGGCCCGGCACATCGGCACGGCGAAATCAGCCAGTGCGAGGTGATCCTCGTCCGGGATCTCTGGGCTGGCCCCGATCGCCAGGTCCGCCGGCATTCGGGCGAAGGTGATGTCGAGGACCGTTCCCGCACCCGCCGGCTTCGGGTAAACGGCCAGCAGATCGCAGCCAGAGAACGCGTAACGCGTCGGCGTGCCCGTCGAGGTCTGCCAGGATGGGTCGAGCGCGTCCAGGTCCTCCATTCGCGCCGGAGCGAGTTTCGCACCGCCGACAACCCGAATCCGCAAAGGCACGATGAGCCCTGAGTACGCAGGCAGCAAGTGATACCAAGTCGTGTTGGCGGAGAGCGCGAAAGAGGCAGTTGTCTCCAGACACAGCGTGAGGAACGCAAACAGTCGCTGGCCCTGGTTCAAGGCCGTCAACGTTTCAGCCTCGGTGTAATAGCTTGGGCTGGTAGGATCCTCACCCAAGCGGGTAAGCGCGAGCGTCTGGAGCTCGGAAGCCGTCATTCACTGAGAATATTGCCGTCCGGGCGGGGCGGGATTAAGGCGCTACCGCTGCCAGCGGCGCGCCCGATGCCTTGTGAACCGATTCGCCATGCGCATCTGCTCGGCCGGCCGGTTCGCGCATTCCGTGCGAGTCATGTCTGAAACCGCGCTTTCGAACCGCTCTCCCCAGCGGTCCGCCAACGCCAAAAACCCAGGCGTCTCCTGCGCCAGGAACATGCAGGCATCCTGAGCGGAACTCGCGAACAGCGCTGCGGGACGAACCCAGGGCAGCAGGCTCACTGAGGTTCCCGACAGCGCCGGCGCTTCGGCAGTGTACGACAATGACAATTCAATGACAGCGGTGGGTATCGGCCACAATTCCACCTGCATCCGCGGCGGGTCGCTAGCATCGTCCATCGCTGGCGCGAATGCCTGGGGGGAACCGCTCATGGTGCGCCCGGCGTCGATCTCATCGAGTTTCGCTCGTGAGATTCGATCGAGTGGCCGGCCGGTGTCTGGCGAGCAGATAGATTGCAGAATGCGGCAATCGGCAGGCAGAGCGTAAATGCTCTGCTCCGCCGCGGTCTCAAGCGCGGTCTGCTTCTCCGCCCGCGACCAATCCAGACGGTCCAGGATCTGCACGTAGCGGTCTGCGATCCAGCCGTCCCACATCCCCAAGCGGATGCCGGGGAATTGCTGTGAGAGGCGGGACCGCAGTTCACCGTAGGTGGACATGCTCGCTACGCCGCTGCTTCGACTTGCGCCAGCGTTCCGTCCGCGCCCAATTGCAGCCCCTTCCAGGAAGTGGCGCTTGCGCAGATCAGGATGGCGGTCACATTCGCCCCGATCGCGCTCTCCGCATTGGCTCCGCTGCCGCCGTTGATTGCGATGGTCGCCGGCGCGCTCGTGCGCAACTCGAAACCGGTAGCCCCGACATGCAGGATCACGATCAAGCCAGGAACCGGGGCTGGAAGCGTGACGATATTATTGGCATTCGCTGATGTCACGCTGATGAATTGCAGCATCGGACCACTGGCGATCGCGCCCGTCCCGGTCCCGTCCGCCGTCGCCGTGCGTGCGATCGCGCTCATGGTGAATCCCGCCGCAGACAGCGCGAGGACGTCTTCCAGAGTCACTTCGTCCTCGAACGTGATGGCGTCCGAAACAGTGCCGTTAATGATCTCCGCGCCGCCGACCGTCAGACTGCCTGTTACCGCGACGTCGCCCCTGAATTTCGTTGCTCTTGCCATTTTCGTTTCTCCGGAAAATCAAAAATCGGGGAGCGGACTCCCTATCCGCTCCCCAGTCGCAATGGCTGTCTCTACGGCATTCCCGGTGTACCATAGACACCGACATAGTTCTTGAAGCCCCAAGACGACTTGTACCGCATCGCCGTCCAGCCGGCCTCGCTCTCATCATCGAAGCCGCCTCGCGTGTAGGGCGCGCGCCGGTCGAACCACTTCAAGCCGGTCCACTCTGGAGGCGCCACCAGGAACCAGGCGTCCGGATCGGTGAGCAACGGCCACACCAGGATGTCGGACACTGGGCCCATCTCGCCGTACTTGAAGGCGTTGGTGGCATTATTGGCGGTGTCGCTGCGCATGGTGGACTTCAGGATTTCGTGAATGTTCCACCGATTGGCCGCCGCTACCAGAATGCGCGGCGTGGGGAGCTGGATCAGCATCCCGTTTTCGCGCTCGGTCAGCTCCCAGTCGGTGAGCGCCAGCTCGAGCGATTCGACCGCCAGGTCAGCCGCTGCCGCCAAGATATTGCTCTGAGCCGTGCCGGCGTAATACTGCGGGTGGTTGTTGGCGCACAGCGCCACTCCGTCCGGCCCCGCATAGTCGCCGGCCGTGAATGCGTTATTGAAAACGCTGGCGGCCTGGAGTTCGCGCGTCTGGCGAATCGTCCAGCCCAGTTCGGTAGCCATCTGGCGGATCAGCCCCCACTTGTCGTCTTCCACCAGATCCTGGGAGTACTTGTAGGCGCGCCCAAACCGCTTGTGCTTGAAGGTCTTGTCGAATCCCTGGACAGGGGTGTCGAACCGCACATCCTCGCCTTCCGGAATCTCCAGCGCATAGCCGAGGCCGCTCACTTCCGAGAACTGCTCGATGCCCTTGGTCGAACCCTCCATCGCAAACAGCTTCCGCAACATGCTCGGCTTCTCGCGGTAGCCGTTCTTCACCTTGGCATCGAGAGCAGGAAGCATCGTCTCCAAAAACATGTCTCTGTAAAGTCCACGAATCATCATGGCGATGTCCCC